AACATAATAAAATGAATATATACAAATTACAATACGACACAAAAGCAGAAGGAGATGCTGACTTACTTGCTAAAGGTACTTATGAAGTAGTAACTGAAGAAGGTGTTACTCAAGATGTGTACAAAAATGGCACTCAAGCTATAGTCTACATAGGACAAATAGTAGAGATACCAGCAACTTATGATAAAGATGGTAACGAGCTTACTCCACCTGTTTACTTTGATGGAGTATTCTACGACTTAATGACTACAGAAGAAATTGACTTTGGAACTAATGAAATATTCCCTACAGATTGTGTACATTCGTTCTTAGGATATGCAAAAAATGCTGAAGGTACTGACATAGACCCTGATGAATTAATAATAGAATAAAAATGGAAAATATACTAAGTGTAGATTTATCAAGTGTTACATCTCCAATAGTCAAAGAGATAAGGGGTACAGATTGGATAGAATATGGAACTGAGGAATGGGCTAATTTATATCCACAATTCCTTATTGACTTATATTACAATTCTAGTACTCACGCAGCTATAATAAATGGTACTGCTGAAATGATAGCAGGGGAAGATATAGTTATTGATGAAGAAGGAGAAGATGAAAATTTAGATAGGTATATAAAATTAAAGAATTTCTTTTATCACGTTAACGGAAAAGAAACTTTAAACGAAGTAATAAAAAAAGTAAGTTTAGATTTTAAACTTCAAGGTGCTTTTGCCTTACACCTGATTTGGAATAAGGCTAAGACAGAAATCGTAGAACTGTATCACATCCCTGTAGAAAGAGTTAGGGCAGGAATCCCAAATGCTATGGGTGTAGTTGATTGTTACTATGTTTCTGCTGATTGGAGTGATACAAGAGAGAACAGACCTACACCTATACAAGCATTTAATGTAAATGATAGAACAGGTGCTAGTCAATTGCTTTATAGTGGCTTATATAGCCCTAATATGGATGTATATCATACCCCTGACTACATAGCAGCAAATAATTGGGCTATGGTAGACCAAAAAGTTTCTGAATTTCATCTCAACAATATCTCTAATGGCTTCAGTTCTTCTTTTATGGTCAATTTCGCAAATGGAGTTCCTACGCAGGAAGAAAGAATTTCTTTAGAAAGAAGTTTAGCTAATAAATTTCAAGGAAGTTCTAATGCAGGTAAAGTAATTTTGACTTTTTCTGATGATAAGACTAGAACACCTGAAATATTTCCTATATCAGTAAGTAATGCCGACAAACAGTACCTTGCTTTGCAAGAACTACTAGTTCAAAACATACTCACCGGACATAGAGTAACTAGCCCTATGCTTTTAGGAATTAAATCAGATACAGGATTAGGTTCAAATGTTGATGAACTTAACGCAGCTTTTGAAGTGTATCTTAACACCGTTGTAAAACCTTTCCAAACTCATATTATAAAAGTTTTAGCTAAGATATTTAAGATTAACAATATGGATATGTCTATTTCTTTTGTTCAAGCTAAACCTATTACTACAAGTTTTACTATTGATGATATGAGGGCAGTAATGACACAAGCAGAAATAAGAGAGGAACTAGGATTACCTGCATTAGAAGAAGATGAAATAGTAGATGAGGAAGAGTTTAATAAAGCAGGAATGATAGATGGTAAACCTGTATATAATACTAAAGAGGAAGCTATAGCTAATGCTGAAAGACTTGGGTGTAGTGGTTACCACGAACACGAGTACGAGGGTAAAACTGTCTATATGGCTTGTGAATCTCACGATGAATTAATAAATTTTGGTAAAACAGAATTAACTAAATGGATAGAAGAAGTAGGGGAAGATATACCTGAAGATTGGAATTTAGTAGAAGAAGAAATAGTAGATGGAGAGCATTTAGATTTTAATTTTGAAGCAGAGTTAAATAATATAGCTAAAGAAAAATTAGAATTAGCAGAAACACCTAAAGATACACCTAATAAAAGAAGTAGTCAAGATGGGGTAAATCGTTCATTTAATGATTTTTATAAAGTTAGGTATGTATATGCTACTGATAATTTTTTAACTAATAAATCAGGAACAAGCAGAGAGTTTTGTGAGTTGATGGTAGCAGCTAAAAAATTATTTAGGAAAGAAGATTTAGTATTGAAAAAAGGAAATATAGGTGTAGATAGTAATATTGTTAACCCTGGATTTGGACACGATAATAAACCTTACAATATATTTTTATACAAAGGAGGGCCTCAATGCCGACATTTTTTCTTACGCAAGATTTTCAAAACTTCTTTAAGGAATGCAAAAAGTAAAATTAGTGATAGTCAATTAATAGGTTATACTAAAGCTAAGTCAGAAGGATTTACTGCTGAAAGAAATGATAAATTGGTAGCAATAGCACCACAAAGAATGAAAAATAACGGATATTATAACCCTAAATAATTATGGCATACGTACTATTTATAAGTTAAGATAAGCTAAAAGATTCAAGTGCTATCAATATGAACGTAGATGTCGCTTTTTTACTCCCTTATGTGAAAATTTCGCAGGAGAAGTATATTAAAACTAAGCTAGGCACAAATCTGTATGTAGCTATACAAGGAATGATTAGTGGAGGTACTATTGGTATACCTGCTAATGCTAACTACAAGACACTATTAGATGATTACATAGCAGATGTCTTGGTTCACTACGCTTTTTATGAGGTTTTACCTTTTCTTCGTTATAAGGTACAGAATAACAATGTGGTTTCTAAAACTGCTGATAATTCTACACCCTTAACAAGAGCAGAAGCACAGGATTTAAGGTCTGAGATTAGTAATACTGCACAATTTTATACCGAAAGACTTGTAGATTATTTATGTAATAACACAAGTTTATTTCCTGAATTTTCAACAAATTCTGGCGCAGATGTAAATCCTGATTCCAATGCCTACTATCAGGGTATGAACTTAGAAAGACAAATTATAGATGATACAAAAATAACAATAAGAGATTTTTTAGATACTACATACTATTAATGAAGAAACGTTATAAAGTAAAAGAAGTTAATAAAACGAAATTAAAATCATATTTGAAAAATGCCGATACAAAAAACAATACAGGACAGTCTAGAAGTAGCAGCAGTAAACGGAACAGTCCTAAGTGTAACAACATTCACTAATTTAGAAATAGCTTTAAAGGTTATCTTATTAGTGGTTTCTATCGCTTATACAATAGATAAGTGGTATAGTCAAAAAAAAAGAAACAAAAAATAACAATTTTGAATCATTTTAAAATATCTGAATTTGATAGTCCTGATTTAGAAGGTAGTGGTCAAAAAATGGATAAAGTTTTTCTTCATTTAATAGATAAAGCAAGAGAACGAGCAGGTGTACCTTTTAAAATTACAAGTGGTTTTAGAACAGAAGAATGGAATCTAAAGGTTGGGGGTAAAAAAAATAGTTCTAGTCATTTAAAAGGTTTAGCAGTCGATATATATTTACCAAAAAGTTCAAGGGTAAGATTCTTAATTATTAATGCACTTATAGAAGTTGGTTTTAATAGGTTGGGAATAGATTTTAAAAGAGCATTTATCCACGTAGATATGGATAGAACAAAAGATGGAAATGTAATATGGAGTTATTAATTAAATAAATAAAAAATGGATTTTATAAAAACATTAATTTTAAATAAGATGTGCAAAAGTAGAAAATTTTGGTACACAGTTATCGGTGTTCTAACTACACTTTTAAGTGATAGTTTTGGGCTTAATCCTGAAGAAGTAAACAATATGCTGATGAGTTTAGCAGCTTTAGTTTTAGGTCAGGGAATAGCTGATAGTGGAAAAAAATAACAGATACAGATTAAAGCCACACGAAATAGTGGCATTAGAAAAAATGAGGGAAACCGAAGCTAGGAATGTCCTAGTTATCGGCGACCTTCACGAACCATTTTGTCTTGACACCTATCTTGATTGGTGTATTGAGCAGTATGATACCTTTAATTGCACAGAGGTAGTCTTCATAGGCGACGTAATAGACAATCATTATAGTTCATACCACGAAACATCTGCTGATGGTATGGGTGGCTTAGAGGAGCTAGAATTAGCTATTAAGCGTATTGCACGTTGGCGAGATGCTTTTCCTGTTGCTACTGTACTTATAGGAAATCACGACAGACTTATAATGCGTAAGGCACAGACTTCTGCAATACCTTCTAAATGGATTAAGTCTTATAAGGAAGTATTAGAAACTCCTGATTGGAATTTTGTAGAACGTTATGTATTAGACAATGTTCAATATTTACATGGAGAAGGAGGTACTGCATCCACTAAGTGTAGAGCAGATATGATGAATACAGTACAAGGACATTTACATACTCAATGTTATGTTCAGAATTTTGTAGGACAGAACTTCAGAATCTTTGGTGTTCAAGTTGGCTGTGGAATTGACCACGAATCTTATGCAATG